AGGCTTTACTTCTTTTGATACAAATGGATTTACTGTTGATAATAATGGCGCTACTAATAGAGCCCCTAATTCTTATGTAGCTTGGGCTTTTAAGGGCGGAGGAGCGCCTACTACTGATAACGTAGCCGCAGCAGGTGCAGCACCTACTTCAGGTAGTTTTAAAATAGACGGGTCAAATGCAAGTTCGGCAGCTGGAACGATTGCTGCAACGAGACTATCGGCTAACACAGCAGCCGGTTTTAGTATAGTTAAATATACTGGAGGCACAGGAACTATCCCTCATGGTCTAGGCATAACTCCTAGTATGTTAATTCAAAAAAGCATTGGTAGTAGCGCATGGTATGTTTACTTAGCTCCAGGTGTTGTGGATGCTACATCCACTTATTATTATCTTGAGTTAAACACTGCTGTGACTGCTGGGACAACAGGGTCAACACCTCCAACTTCTACCACCTTTAACCCAGTGTCTACAACTGGCACTTTTATATCCTACCTTTATGCAAATATTGCTGGTTATCAGAAGATAGGCACTTACATTGGAAATAGTTCCACTAGCAATATTATAAGCACAGAAATAACATCTGGAGATGGTGGGTTTGAACCTGCTTTTGTTATTATAAAAGCTGTAAATTCTGGGGATAATTGGATTATGTTAGATAATAAAAGACTTAATGGTAGTTTTCCTTATACAAATGTTTTATATCCTAATTTGACAAATTCAGAATTAGCTAATGTTGGAGGAAATGGTGAATACTCTATTAATTTTTTAACTAATGGATTTCAATTAACAGAAATAACAGCGGGATATAATCAAAGCGGAGAAAAATATGTTTACCTAGCAATAGCCGCTGACAAAGATAGTTCAGTGCCAACGCAGGCCAATAGCTTTTCACCTACTATATATACGGGTAATGGTGCAAGCTCAAGAACTATTACCACAAGTATTGATAATGATTTTGTTTGGATAAAAAAGAGAGGTCCATCTACAGGTAATCATTTACTACAGAATACAGTTCAAGGTGCAGGAACAAGTTCTGCATTGTCCTCTAACTCAACTACAGCGGCAGGTAATTTTGACCAATATGGTTACATCTCTGCATTTACAACAAATGGGGTTACAATACAAGCAGGTTCAAGTGGAAGTTATCCTAACGACAATGCAAATGAAAACAATTCTACATATGTAGCTTGGGCTTGGAAAGCAGGAGGGTTGCCTACTATAAATAGTGATGGGAACATTACAAGTATAGTAAGTGGAAATCAAGCTGCTGGGTTTAGTATTGTGAAGTTTGCAGGAGCATCAGGTGCAAATACTGTTGGACACGGACTTTCAGCAGCTCCTGAACTTGTTATTATGAAGTCTACAGATGTAGGTGGTTATTGGGGTGTATATTTAAAAGATGTAGGTGCTAATAAGTATTTAAGTTTAAATACCAATGATAGTGCTATTACAAGTACAACAGCTTGGAATAATACGCATCCAACAAGCACAGTTTTAAGTTGGCAAGGAGGTATAATTGCAGCAGGAGCAGGTTATAATAATATAGCATATTGTTTCACATCTATAACAGGTTATCAGAAGGTGGGGAGTTATACGGGAAATGGAAGTACAACAGGACCAATTGAAACTACAGGATTTGAACCAAGATATTTACTTATTAAATCAGCCGATAATTCATCAACAAATTGGATTATATTGGATAAAGCAAGGACACCAAACAATCCACTGGAAAATGATTTAAAAGCAAATTTATCTTCTGTCGAACAAACAGGCACAGGAAATAATTATCCACAAGCTACTACAAGTGCCACAGGGTTTCAAGTTAATACAACGGACGGTGCTGTGAATGGAAGTGGAACTTACATTTATTTAGCAATAGCATAATGGAATATATACAAACAAATAGCGCACTTTTAGATATTAATGTGGTATACCACATAGTAAAACCAAACAGTAATGTCAGTTAACGATATAAAAATATTGGGAATAAATAGTTTAGTCTTAGGGATTTCTATGACACATATAGATGTGATTTTAAAAATTTTATTACTTTTAGTATCAATTGGTTACACAATTCACAAATGGTACTTAATGTATGGAAAGAATAAGTGAACATATTTCTTATAAAGAAAGTATAAAGTCGAATACGGCGACAAGGTTAAATATAAACAATACACCCGATGGTTATCAAGTTTCTAATATGGTTGGTGTTGCTCATAATGTTTTCGAGCCTCTTAGAGAATATGTAGGTGGTCCTATAAAGATTACAAGTATGTTCCGCTGTGAAAAATTAAACTCTGTTTTGGGCGGAAGTTCTAGGTCGCAGCATTGCGAAGGTAGGGCGATGGACCTGGATGATACTTTTGGGCATAAAACAAATGCTGAAATGTATGAGTTTATAAAAAACAATTTAAATTTTGACCAGCTTATATGGGAGTTTGGAGATGATACAAATCCAGACTGGATTCATGTAAGTTATATCTCAGAAGACGAAAACAGAAAAAGATGTTTACGGGCGGAAAAGATTAATGGTAAAACTTCATATAGAGTTGTATGAGTAAGAATAAAAAACCATTTAAAGAAACAGGAGTAGGAAAATTTCTTATTGAAAAAGCCCCTTCAATACTTGGAATTGTAGGAGATGCTTTTTTGCCCGGAAATGTTATATCAGAGCTTATATCTGGAAACAGTCAGCTTTCAGAGGCAGACAAGCAAATAGCTCTTGAGAAATTAAAACTTGAGCGTGCCGAGATAGATGGGGTAACTAGGCGTTGGGTGTCCGATTCTAGAAGCCAGTCTTGGCTTGCAAGAAATGTTCGCCCCCTTACTCTTGCTGTATTGGTTTGTTCTTATGTTGGCGGATGGTATATGGGACTGCCGACAGATGACACAGCTTCGCTCCTCACATGGGTACTTTGCGGATACTTCGGAGCTAGAACGGCAGATAAGATAGGGGTAAAATTTCCAGGTAAATAATTTATATATTTGTATTAATAAATTTAATGCAATGGATATTAGAAAGATATCAATAGGACCAGATTATAAGTCTAGTGCAATGCACTATCTAGTAGGTCAAGAAATACTAGGAGGAACACACAGTATTCATTTAATAAAACAAGACGAGCAAAAAGGCTCAATAAAAATATGGATTCAAAAAGGTGATGAAATATTTTTATGGAAAGAATTTAATTCTTCCATGCCTATAGCTGTTGAATATAACATTAGTTTTTAATGAGGTCACCTTTTTATTTTATAGTAAAACCTATAATGGGAAAAAGATACGACAACTCTAAAAACATAGGAGGGATAGATTTTATAACTAGCACTTCTGAAGAAAACCATCTAGCATCAAATAGACAGGCGGTAGTGGTTTCAACTCCACTAGGATACAAAGGAGATATAGAGCCTGGAGATATACTTTTAGTACACCACAATGTTTTTAAGTTTTATAATGACATGAAGGGTCGTCAAAAAAGTGGAAAGAGTTTTTTTAAAGACGATATGTTTTTTGTAGACAGTATGCAATTTTATATGTACAACAAAAACAACAAGTGGCATTGTCATGACAAATATTGTTTTGTTAAGCCCATACCTTCTACTGAATCATATATACACAAACCTTTTGCGGAAGAACCTCTTATGGGTAAGATTAGGTATATAAATAAATATTTGTCAAGCAAAGGTTTATCTGAAGGAGACCTGGTTACTTTTCAACCAGATACTGAATATGAATTTACTGTAGAGGGAGAAAAATTATATAGAATGTTTGACCATCATATTACAATGGTGTTATGAAGCACACTATTAAATGTAGTCAGTGTGATGAAACATTTGTTGGAGGATTTGAATATAGAGCACATTGGGAAAAGTATCATTTAGAATATGCTTTAAAATTAGTAAAAGATGACAAACTCAGAAGAGCTAAAGAAAAAAATAATTGAAGCAGGCAGAAAAGCTGTAGAGCAGCTTATCAAAGTTGCCAAAGAAGATATTATCAAGCACGACCCTGAGGACGAGTTGGCGGCTGATAGATTAAAAAATGCAGCAGCCACAAAAAAACTAGCAGTATTTGATGCTTTTGATATATTGAATAAGATAGATGCTGAACAGGAAAACATAAACATATCTAACAGCACTGATTCTAAGGTAGAAACAAAACAAGGATTTGCAGAAAGAAGGTCAAGATAGTATATATAGGGTATTAAAAGAATACATACCTAAGGGAGTTTTATCTAATAAAAATAGAGCTAAAACTTGGGAGTATGGTTATAATGAAAAATATGACTTTATATGTATATCTAAAAACGGAAAGGTAGGGGAAGTGGTAGAAATATCAGGACTAAAGATAGGCCTTCCGTTAGCTCCTAAAAAAACTTTTACTCGTTCTGCCACTAAATCTGAGCAGTATTGGGAACGTCAAGAATTATCAAAAGAGCTTTTTAAAATACAATCTATATTTCAGTGGAATGAAATGCCTTCGTTATTTAAGTCTAAATGGGTGGATTACATAGAGACAGAGTTTGATAGAAGAGAAGAAGGACATTGGTTTATGAACAATGGAATACCCACTTATATTACAGGAGCTCACTATATGTATTTACAGTGGTCTACAATTGATGTAGGATATCCTGATTATAGAGAAGCTAATAGAATTTTTTATATTTTTTGGGAAGCTTGTAGAGCAGACAAAAGAAGTTTTGGAATGGTTTATCTAAAAATTAGACGCTCTGGGTTTTCTTTTATGGGCTCTTCAGAGTGTGTAAACACGGGAACACTTGCAAAAGACTCAAGGGTAGGGATATTATCTAAAACAGGGTCAGATTCAAAAAAAATGTTTACCGATAAGGTAGTGCCTATATCTAATAGGCTGCCCTTCTTTTTTAAACCTATTCAAGATGGTATGGACAAACCTAAGACTGAGCTTGCATTTAGAATACCAGCCTCTAAGATTACTAAAAAAAATATGTATGAAGTGGTGGATGATGAGCTAACAGGTTTAGACACTACTATTGATTGGAAAAATACAGATGACAACTCTTATGATGGGGAAAAACTATTACTTCTTGTTCATGATGAAAGCGGTAAGTGGATAAAACCAAATAACATTCTCAACAACTGGAGGGTTACTAAGACTTGTTTGAGATTAGGTAGTAAAATTATTGGTAAGTGTTTAATGGGCTCTACTTCTAATGCCTTAGATAAAGGTGGTAATAATTTTAAAAAGCTTTATGAAGATTCTGATGTTAGTAAAAGAAACGCTAACGGTCAAACCAAAAGTGGTATGTACTCTTTGTTTATTCCTATGGAGATGAATATGGAAGGATTTATAGATGTATACGGACAACCAGTTCTTAGAGCACCTAAAGAAAAACGTAAAGGTGTTGACGGTGAGTGGATTACAAATGGGGCTATAAATTATTGGGAGGCGGAAGTAGACTCTTTAAAGCACGATGCCGATGCTCTTAATGAGTTTTATCGTCAGTTTCCTAGAACAGAATCTCATGCCTTTAGAGATGAAAGTAAATCATCGCTTTTTAATCTTACTAAGATATACCAGCAGATAGATTACAATGACTCGCTTATTATGCAGCACCATCTAACACGAGGCAAGTTTTATTGGGAGAATGGTATAAAAGATACCAAAGTAATTTTTACCCCTGATAAAAAAGGAAGGTTTTTAATAGGATGGTTTCCTTCAAAAAACTTACAGAATAGAGTAATAAAAAGAAATGGGTTAAATTATCCAGGGAACGAGCATATAGGTGCGTTTGGTTGTGACTCATATGACATATCAGGAACTGTAGGCGGCGGAGGTTCTAATGGAGCTCTACATGGAATGACAACATTTAGTATGGAAGAAGCTCCAGCAAATGAATTTTTTTTACAGTATGTAGCGAGACCACAAACAGCTGAAATATTTTTTGAAGAGGTACTTATGGCTTGTGTATTTTATGGTATGCCTATACTTGTAGAAAACAATAAACCTAGATTGTTATATCATTTTAAAAATAGAGGATATAGACCTTTTTCTATAAACAGACCAGATAAACATAAGTCAAAACTCTCTAAAAGTGAAAAAGAGCTGGGTGGTATTCCTAACAGTTCTGAAGATGTAAAACAGTCACACGCTGCTGCAATAGAATCATACATAGAAAAAAATGTAGGATTAGATTTAGAAGGAACATTTAGAGAACAAAACGAGATGGGCAATATGCTCTTTACCAGAACATTAGAAGACTGGGCTAAGTTTGATATAAACAACAGAACTAGGTTTGATGCCAGTATTAGTTCTGGATTAGCAATCATGGCAACACAAAAGCATATGTACCAAGTAGAGAAAAAACAATCAAAAATAAACCTTAACTTTGCAAGGTATACAAATAAGGGAACTTTAAGTGAATTAATTAGATAGATGAAGGATGTTACAATAGACATTGCATCTACAGGCTTTCCAAGTCAATTTGTTTCAGATGCTGAAAAAGCAACTGACGAATTTGGTTTACAGATAGGACAGGCTATTCAGTACGAATGGTTTAAAAAAGATGGAAACCAATGTAGATATTATAATCAATGGCGGGACTTTCACAGACTGCGATTATATGCTAGAGGCGAGCAGTCCGTAGCCAAATACAAAAACGAATTAGCAATTGATGGAGACCTGTCTTATCTAAATTTAGATTGGACACCCGTTCCTATACTTCCAAAGTTTGTTGACATAGTAGTCAACGGAATGCAGGATAGAGAGTTTAAAGTTAAGGCTTTTGCTCAAGATGCATTATCACAAGCTAAGAGAAGCAAGTATCAAGATATGATTGAAGGCCAGATGGCTGCTAAAGATATATTGACTACTATTCAAGAGCAAACAGGGGTAGACCCATTTATAATGGACCCTGATGAATTACCATCTAGTGATGAAGAGCTTTCATTATATATGAACCTTAATTACAAGCCTGCAATAGAAATTGCAGAAGAGGAAGCTATAGATACAATGTTTTCAGAAAATCATTATAATGATATTCGTAAGCAGATAGACTATGACTCTACTGTTATAGGAATGTCTGTAGCAAAACATGAGTTTCTTCCTGGAGCTGGAGTTCAGATATCTTATGTAGACCCAGCTAATGTTGTGTACAGCTATACTGAAGACCCACACTTTAAAGATTGTTTTTATTGGGGTGAAATTAAAACACTTCCTATAGGTGAACTATTAAAGATAGACCCTAGTCTTACTCGTGAAGACTTAGAAGAAATATCTAAATATAGCCAAAGCTGGTATGATTACTATAATGTAGCTCAGTTTTATGAGAATGATATTTTTTATAGAGACACTTGTACTCTCATGTATTTTAATTATAAGACCACTAAAAAGATGGTTTATAAAAAAAGAATACTTGAAGGCGGTGGTTCTAAGATGATAGAAAAAGATGACACTTTTAAT